TGCCGCGTCCTTTAATAGACCAGCTTGCCCGCCGTACGCGGAGTCTAGGCGTCCTAGAACACGCTCTGCTGCAGACGCAAGTCGTTCGTCGATGACGTCGGAGTTGCGAACAGGGACAGGGCTTTCAGCAGGGTTGTCAACAACCGCTGCGTAAAGACGAATACGTGAAACAACAGATGCAACTAAATTAAAGGCGTACTTGATTTCACCGATGGCGTCGTAGTACTCCCACGCTTCACTCTGCCAGTCACTTGACTTGCCGTGACGGCGTTGCTTAAAGCGCTCAACCTCGCCCTTATCGTTAATTGGAATCTGAACCGCCGCGGCTGTGAGAGCGCGAGGGGCAGAGTAAGGAGCCGACTGGGCGTAGTTAGGGTTAGAGGTAATGTTGATAGAGCTTGGCGGAACGACACGAGAAGATTTAGGTTGCGCGCGGCGTTGAGCGCGAGATGGCTTTTCATTCTTGCTACTAAAGACTGCCACTACTTATTACTCCTCGTCATTGCCGTAACGGAACGCCAGATCATTCTTGATCTATACGCGCGGTTATTAGTCCAACTAAACCGGACAGGGCAAATATACACCCTACTAAGAAAGTGATACTTGGAAAAGCGGCGTAAAAAACCACAACCGGGAGCGCAACCCATAACGAGACGCACCAGTGACATGTAAAGAAGAAGCCCAGGTAGCTATCCTCGGGAGACTTCTTAGACCAGATGAGTTCTCTAACCGGAGAGAATATCTCGTCATAAACAAGTGCTCGGGTGACGCGGAAGACAAAGAATACTAGGACAATGAAGTGTAGTGCTGAGATGTTACTGAGGGCTGCTATACTTGTTGGCAAGTTGCTTATTGTTGTCATGTTATCTCTTCTTTCATTATTTGGTAAGGGCTCCAGGAGCGGAGCCGTGAACCGCAGTCGCAACCGCGGACGTACTTAAAGGCGATAACCTTTCCGGACTTGGTGATAAGCTGAGAATCTTGTCTTTTGTTTCCAGACCAGTTGAGCGTACGTATAACTTCCCTAAAGACCAGGCGCGGTCCGTCAGGATGATCCGCGGCAACAAGAACTATCTGGGTGGGAGGGGTAATGGAATCTTCCATAACTACAAGGCGTACTCGTGTGAAACTACGAGCGCCAGTTGGATTAGTAAGAGAAGAAGAAGAAGTAGAAGCTAAGGTAAAATCCTGAAATACATCAGGGGATGCAACTAGGATGGAAGCAGGGAAGATGTCATGACGGATCTTCATTGGGTTGCCTTATCCACGCGGCGTTTCATCGCGCGGTAGGTTACGCCGGACGCACGGGCAAGCTCTGACACGGTAACACCTTTATTGTAGAGAAGTCCTGCGATACTTGTAAGCTCGACATTCGCGGTGAAAGAAGAGGACGAAGGAGCGGTGCGGGCGCGATAGCGTCGCGCTAGCGGTGACAGTCTCGCGATACGCAACTGCTCGTCTAACGGTATCCCAGGTGAGGGCACACGCTTGCGTCGTGACTTTACTTTTTTAACGGGAGGCTTCGGGATAGGGAAACCTGCGGTGATAACTTCGCGCTCGGGCAATTCCTTAACAACCCACGAACGAATGGTGCTACGCCGCTTCTCGGGGATGAATCCATTAGCGATGGATTGTAACGACCAGCCTGCTTCGTTTAACTCCTGAACACGACGCCAGAGTTGCTCCTTGTGCAGTGTGGCGAGAAGTTCTTTCTCTGCCTGCGGAAGTTCTTGCGCCTTAGCCATGTGAATACAGTATCATCTTTCTGCGAAGACGTGTACACTTTTGCGGTCATAAGATGATGTACAAAACTAGCAGAAGCAGTACCTTTTGGTTAAATGGCTTGGACGTGAGAAATGGATATGCCATGAGTTTGGTGCTTCCAAAAACGTCTCCAACCGTTAAGCGCACTTACGAGTATTTGTTATGAAAAATAAAAAGTAAAAGTAATAGTAGCAATAATTATTATAAAAATAATAGTTCTTTGTCAGGTAGATAAAATGTTATGTAGTGTAGTAGTTGTAGTGACTATAGATCTTAGATGAGCTATACATATAGTAGATATAAAAAATAAACCCTGTGCAAGTAAATGCACAGGGCTTATTAGTTTAGTTAAAGATTAAACTATTGGAACTACATTCATGTCACCTTTAAAGATAGCAATGAACGTTGCTTCATCAATCATGCCATTAGGCTCAAAGCCTTTATCCTTTTGAAACTTCTCAATGGCTGTCTTAGTCTCATCGCCTAGCCAACCATCCTTGTCTGTCATAGCCTCGTTGTAGCCAAGCTCCGCGAGACGACGTTGTAGATGATGGACAGTTAAAGACTTGCGTGCTGCTGTATTCTTATACACACAGTTAGCTAAGTAAACCTCATCGGCGTCAGCGCCACTTACCGCAGCCTTAGGAGCTGAAGGAACTGAAGGAACTGGTGCTTCGATTACCGCAGGGGCTTCAACTACAAGAGCCTTGACAACAATGTCTTCGACTACAGGCGCTTCTATCTCTGCTTCAATAATGATCTCTTCTACAGGTTGTGCCTCTTCAGGCTGCACCGCAAATGAATCATCTTCGTGTTGGTCAATGTTAGTAATATCTTCGCTCATAGGTACACTATAATCCTTAGATAAAACTACGACTTTGACGATGGGAACTTAGGGAGCCACCTTGTAAGGGAAGGCTCCGCAGGATCACCGTCATAGGCATTAGGACCTAAGCCCCATGAACCCCAGTCAGTTCCTTGGGCTGTCATGTAGTAGGCTGCCTTAGCATTAGCAACTGGGTCAAGCAACGCCGCATCATTATCAATGCCAAACTTTGCACGACGATCAGAGCCTAATGAGCCAATCATGTTTATTTGGAATAGCCCGTATGAGTTATCTCCAGTACTGGCTGTCTTATTGTGGGACGTAGGGTGCCCACGAGATTCTTTCATAACAGTAGCCCAGGCAAGTTTAAGTGCCTTACCTTCGAAGCCTACCGCTTGCAATAGTTCAACTAACTCTGCGTCAGTTAATACCTTTGCGTTCTTGTACTTAACCAGTGGGTCGGTAGTGATTACCGCAACAACTGGTTTTGCTTTTACCGCTACAGTGTCATCAGCTGTGCTGGACGACGCCATAACGATTGAGAATGTGCCGATTGTTAGTGCCAATACATAGGCCGCTGTCGACATTGCTAGTCCACGTAATGTGAGGTTTTGCAACGCTAGTTCGCCTCCTTAGGTCGGGGATGGGACAACCCATTGAAGTTCCAATGAGCTTCTTGCTACCGCTATGCTTCTCAAGCTTACGCTTGTCCTCTACCGCTTGCACAGGGGCGGAGATAAGAAGGGATAACATTGTTAGTCCTTTCGTCTCTCCGTAGTAGGCTGTTTGCCTGGTGTTAACTATACCATAAACAGTAGCCTAAAGGCTATTTTTTGTTTTGTTTCTTGGCATCTCTTTTAGCTTCAGCTCGTTCAAGTGCAGCCTTTGCCTTTTGCTCTAGTACTTCAAGTACGTTAAGGAACGTAGACTCAAAGAGCTCCTGCCGCTGTACTCTACGATAACCAAGTGGGGCGATGTCTCTTCCCCAGTCATCATCTTCCTCGTCATTGATGTAGACGTTTACAGCGTTAGAACCACAGCCGCAATTGCTGCACCCACAGGTAGACCTATCAGAAGCTCCCTCGTTTGAAGGAGCCTCTGATGGAAGGTCTGCTACACTGTCTGTGCTAGACACGCTGATGCAATAGCGCCAAGCCCTAAGGCTAACACTAAGCTTCCATTATCTGTATATAGCGAGGTAACGATGGCTAAAGCCGCTAGCACCGCTGATGCTACCGCAGGCCAGATTAAGTTACTCACGAGTACGCGTAGGTTGGCTAACATTACTTAGCCTTACGAGTCTTTCCCTTTAGGCGATCTGATGTATTACGAATATCAGCACCAGCCTCAGCGATAAGCTTGCGAGCCTTGCCGTATGTAACACCAAGTTCTGATGCTACTTCTACTACTGACTTACCAGCTGTATACAGCTCTGCTGCCTTTGTTGGGGTTGCAGTCTCTGTTGACATTGTCGTTCCTCTCTTCATTCTCTGTAGTCGTGCTGTAGTACTTCAGCCTATGAACGCACGATTAGCTCGTAGGCTTATTTGAGTAGTTTTTGGTACTGCTCAAGATTTAGGTTTGTTTTGTTTTTTAGGAGCTTCTTTCCCATGAGTGTTACATAACAGCTTCCCACCCCATGCACCACGAGGTTTGATATTGCTATCACAGGCACTGCCGTATCCTGCAGCTTCGCATAACACCTTGCTCCCATGCTTGAAGTTAGATATCATTGAGACAAGAGCTCGCTTGATTACAGTGTTGTTTACCACGAATCCATTTTCCTGGTGACAAGACCAGCATAGGTATTCGTTGCGACGATGCGATGGATCTCTAACGGCATTGCTAGAGCCACAGTTATCACACGCGGTAACGTGTTTAACATTACGCACGAGGTCCCTGTAGTCATACGCACATACGAGTTGTTCTTCGTGTTCATAGACAAGTACGTCTGTTTCATTGCACAAAGGACAGGTACCGTATACATACACTTGTTCTCTTTGAACAGTTCCCTTTGTCATTGATCCTCCGTATTTGTCGTTGGTAGAACTATAATCCTGTTTGATTATCTTGTACAACGGATTAGTCGCGTGGGCGAACCACACCTAAGATTGCTTGATGGGCAGATGCCTTATTGAACTCACGTTCAGCTCTATCGTCATACACCGATGCGATTAAGAGTGAAGGAAGAACCATAGCGATAGAACCGCAAATGGCAGTGGCAAATGTAAGAACCTGCATATTCTCAAAGAACATGATGAACATTGCGAGTGTCCAGAATCCTGCTATTACCTTAAGCGCGAATGAGACTCGACGATAGCGGAATCCACGTTCACGATATTTCTTTTGTTCTAGTGTCATTTTTCGTCCTTTTGTAGTGGGGAAGTACTAATATAATTATATCAGGAAGATAGGATTAAGCACCAAAGATAAAGCATAGTGTGATTGCGATTCCTACACCGATGAATGCTCCGATAGGCGCACCAAAGTCTGCGTTGTCGTCGATCCAATCGATTACCGCTGTGAATGGGTTTGTCATTTTAGTACCTTTCGTCGTTGTTAAGATAATTATATCAGGAAGATCAGGATAATGTACCCTATCTCACTTTAAATGTTGAACCACCTCTAAATGGGGGCAGTTTACGTTGCCCTGGTGACTTGGCGGTAATCCTTCCACCCATGAACCCTGCTGGTGGCTTAATGAGCAGGGCTGTGAGGGCATGAACTAATGCGTCCACCCTATCCGGTGACTTTCCTTCTCCCGGGATCCAGGAAGCCATCTGAGCCTCTAGATCACCCATGTATCCGACGTGGTGCACGCGACCTTGCTCATAGGCAAGGGTGATAGGCTCAGCCCGCAATGCTTTGCCATATTTAGAGTGAACCTCGAGGACCTTTACCGTTGGGTCAATCGTGTTAATGGCATTTCTTACCAAGGCGCCACCTTGATTGACCTCAGCGACCACTGGGCAACCCCATTTACGCGCCATGGCGACAACCTTTTGGGCCCAGACGGTAGGCGAGCCTAGAATGGAAGCGTCCTCAAGTATCCAGCTCTGACGTTTGTAAAGATCTCTGTCTCCAGTAGAAGCTACAACGATAATCCCGCATTCATCTCGTGGGTTTTCAGCTACCGATGGGTCAACCCCAATTACACGAAGAGGCACACCTTGAGGCATAACCATTTCACGGCCTTTGTCGATGAGCTCCAGCGTCCATAGAGCTCCTTCAACATCTGAGAGCATCTCACCGTATAGCTCCTGTGCAGCTAGACGTGTTCCTTGGTAAACTCCAAGAATCGCATCGAGGTAAGCTTGAGAAAGGTTTCCGGAGTTATCCAGCGTAGATCCACGGGTGATAGCTACGCGCCCAGTAGTCTCGGCTTCCTTAAGAAGTGAGTACAGAAGTGGCACACGCTTCGGCGTGGTGGTAATCATCATCTTAGGATTTTGCCCAAGACGTACACCTACGCGTAAGTTGTCAAAGGCTGTCATGCCAGCTGCGTCAGGCGTTTGTCGCCAAGCGGCAACCTCGTCTCCCCATGCGTGCGTGAACTGAGGTCCACGGAGGGAGTCTGGTTCATCAGCTGTGAAGCATGTAGCAGTATTACCGTTAGGCCAAGTTAGTCTTCGCTTCGACGGCTCATACAAAGGGCGTTCGCTTGGCGCTGAAACATTTATGATTCCTGACTCGCCTTCAACGATAACATCACGTACGTCAGCAGCTGTACGAGCTACCAGCGCGAAACGGCGTTGGCCAGTGTCGGTATGCTTAGCTTCTTCTCTTACCCACTCAGCTGCTGCTCTAGTCTTACCAGCACCGCGTCCTGCTAGGTACATCCATATCGACCAGTCGCCTTGTGGTGCTTGTTGCTCTGGCCGAGACCAGACAGTCCAATCCCACATGAGGTTATCCATATCGAATCCCGCAAGGATCTCGTTACGCTCTTCCTCTGGCAGCATCGCTAGATGTTCCATTATACTTTTACCCATGTGTACTATAGTACATTAAAAAAGAAAAAGCTAGACGGTTTTAGCCGCCTAGCTTCTTCTTTACCTGAGAAAGGATGTCATCACCTAGTGGATTGGAGTACACTAGGGAGACCCTCGATGTGGGGTAATGACTTAACCCAGTCGAGTAAGGTAATTATATCAGGAAATGTCTCGGTAAATCTGCGAAACAACTTTTGCCCAAATTACGGGAGTATGCTCAAGTGGTTGATAACCACCAGCTCCTCCAATAAGAACTCTACCTTGTGAATGCTTATTAGCTATACGAGCTACAGCCTTAGCCGCATACTCATATCCTGGGTAATCAAACTGTAGCGTTGACAGAGGATCTGTCTTATGCGCATCAGCTCCCGTAGCTAGGAGAATAACGTCTGGCTTGATCTCATCTGCTAGTGCTTCGATCTCATCCATTGCCTTCTTGAAAGCTTCATCACCGCTGTTCGCCGGTAGCGCCCAGTTGTAGACTCCTTCGTCTGGCGAATGCCCGCTTCGCCCAGTACCTGGAAAAATCGTGCCATCGTGAATACTTGCAGTAACAATGTCGTAGTGGTCTCGTAAAAGATTCTCTACACCATCGCCATGGTGCGCATCCCAGTCGATGTACATAGGCCGCAACCCTTTGAGGTCAAATTGACGAGCAGCCCAAGCCATATCGTTGAACACGCAGAACCCAGAGCTATGCTCGTACTGTGCGTGGTGCTTAGCTCCCTGAGGATTAAACGCAACCTTTGCTTCACCAGCCAAGATCTTCTCAACAAGGCGAACTGTGCCCGCAAACATCTCTAAGGCAACCTGACCTTTTTCAAGACTGTTTGGACGCCACTCTCCGCAATGCCCATCATCCAGCACCTTAGAAACATAATGTAAATCGTGTACGAGCTGTACTCGATCTCGATCTACCTCTGTCGCATTAGGCGTGACAAGCTCGATATCAAATTCTTCTGAAAGAAGATCTGTCGCAAGCTTAGCTCGCATAGGATTAGTCGGGTGACTGTCTCCTTCAGAGCCAAGCTTCCACTTCAAATAGACATCATCATAAGCTACATGTAGTTTACTCGGCATCCGGTGCTCCTAGCTGGAGCAGGTGCTTTTCAAAGTCCGCATTGCAAAGAACATAGTTTGTTCGCTTGCTACGCATTAGAGAAATTGCATCTGCAGCTTCATAGCCTTCCCGCATAAGAACGAGAGCTGTAGTCAGACCAGAACGGTTAAGCCCAGCTTGACAACGAATTAAAGTTTTGTTACCAGATTTCCAAGCTGTGTGCGCGTATTCAACTACACGCGAAAGCTTTTCCCAGTCGATGTGCTCGATGTTTGAATCATAAAAACCAAAACGTAGCTCATCAACTAACCAGTCGGCTGGCTTTGCCCAAGCGTAAAGTGTAACTACCGTATCGAAATCGTCCTTCGTGATTTCACGGCTCAAGCGTGTATTGGCAGATGTTTCGATTGTGTCGTTATCATCAGTGCCACCGACCCAGAGACCAGGCAGGATTTCACTCCATAGAGGGAAGTCCCAGCTGTCTAGCTCGTGTTTCGGGGCGTACCCTTCTTCGATAATACTTGCCATTTGTTCGTCTCCTTTGTCATTTGTCATTATGTATACTATTATATCAGGATAAGTTACCTTCCAGTAACTTACTCTTCTTGCACGAAGGTGTGGATCTCTCCACCGGAGTAGATGTCATGCTGTATAGCTATTTCAATAGCTCGACGCAAGATCTTCTCCGCGGCTTCGGGAGTCTTAGCTTTTCGATAGCTTAAAGCTTCTAAAGCTCCTAGAGCTATGTCGCCTCCGCTTCCGGAGTAATAAACGTTCCTAGCTTCTCTGTCCCAAGAGTAGTCACCAAAAATTGGATAGATAACTCCCTGGACTGAAACAATTAAGTTCGAGTCATGCTCCGCAGCTGCTCCGTCGTCCTTACCTTCGTAACCAGCATCTTGAAATGCTTTTCTAAGCGAAGGTATGAACTTCTTAGTCATAAATATGTCTAAGTCTTCAGTTCGAGTAGGCTTAGGCGCCTTCCAACCAAATTGAGCAATGTTGCCACCGCGCGATGCACCGGAGACAGCAATTAGCGCTCCATTGTTCTGCACAATTTTATGCGTAGCAAGATCCATGTATCGACCACCTTCATCAGATGCTCGTGAATCGCAACCGAGAACGGACCAGCCATCACCTTGTATTGCCGCGAGTGTAGTCACTAGTTCCCTCTCCAGAAGACGGCTAAACGCCTGGGTAAACTATAACCCAGGCGTTTAACCTTTGTCTTTAGACTAGGTCGATTATCGCAACAGGCACTGTTACCAGTGCTGATTCTACCTCACGGGTGATTGGATTAACCCGTGCGAACCTACCTGTAGGATTATCAAGTTTAACCACGACCTTCTTCTGCTTCTTGGTTACCACGGTAGCTTTTTGACCCACCATGTAACGAGTCCCAGTTAGGCTGTTGAATACCACGGCGTCACCGATATGGTAGTCATTGATGGTACGTTCACTGCGAGACGCAGTAAGACGATCCTCAATTGCTTCCTTTAGTTTGGTTAAGGAAGAATCGTATACCCCTGCGTTAATGCTGGCGATGATTACATCTATGTCCATTTTTGTTCCTTTCCGTCAGTGTAGTACTATTATATCAGGTACACTGGAAAAAGTAAATTAGGCGTCAACCTCAGCACGGAAGTATCCGATACCTTCGGCTGCCTGAGCTTCATCTTCAACCCAAGGCAGACGTTTGCGATCTGTATCGAGGAACGAGCTAGCGTAAAGGACTGCCTCACGCTTAGCGGGTCCGAGAGATTTGAATGCACCGTAGCGTGCTTCGCCTGTGCCAAGATCCTTGACTGTAACTAACCATGCAGCGTTTGGTGCCTTGCTCTTGTGTAATGTTGCTACTATCATTTGGTGCCTTTCGTCTTTGTCTTTGACTCAAGAGATTTCTTGAGCTCGTTTATTTCCATACGTAAAGCTCGATTGTCACGAATTGAAAGAATCATCACGAGGCATGCGCCTAGTAGCGCGATGATAATCGCAAGTATATCTGTAGACTCTAGTACCATTGTTTTTCCTCCCAGTTAATAGACCAGCCATTGCAATAGGTATCCTCTGTTTTAGGATGCCAGTTTGTCACTGTTGATTCGGGTATGTGCATGAACTTGGTAAACTCATGAGCACATTTATGACAGAGCATAAATTGCAGAGGGTTCTCCGCACCCGTAGCGTAGATGTTATCTACGAACATCATGTACCCACCATCGAGAGACAGCTCCAAAGCCACAGGTACATCAGAATCCATTGACATGGGTTTGAATACCTGTGGGTCCTGGCAGCGTGAACACTCAACTATAGTTATCATTACGCAATATTTAGATAGCTCATGTCACCAGGCTCACGACTGGTCAGTGTATTTTGTGGGTGGTGCATAGCCGCATCAATTTGGTTGTACGCATTAGCACAGTCGTAGCAATATGTTTCAGTGGGAATACCACCTAGTATAAGTGCAGCGGTGCCACTATAGACCAGTTCTGTGTTTTCACAGTTGATGACCTTGCATGTTTTCATATTGTCCTCTCTCCTTAGACCGCGAACGCGAGTCTATATCCTTTTGCAATTTTAGAGTTAACCTTTGCAACCGCAGCAACACGAGCGCTTTGGTCTGTAGCGAAACTTAATGATTGGTTCTGGCGTTGAGATTTCTCAGCCATTCCCCAAGTTGCGCGAACTGTAGATCCATCGAGGATTACCTCGTAGATCTTTTTCTTACCGATAGCACCACGGGCACCATCGCTGTCTTTTAGGAGACACCATCTTTGAGTCATTTTGTTCCTTCCGTCGTTTGGTAGTACTATTATATCAGGTTTAATTCTTTAAGTACACTGCCTTGCATAGGGCTTCGTACTTTTCATCTAGGAACTTGATTAAGTTTTCAGGAAGGGGCTGGATCTCAACCGCGCCGCGTTCTTTACGACCGCGTCCGCGCTTAGCCAGCTTGACACCGGCGTATAGAACCGCGCTGTCCTTGACTAATCCTTTGAACATTTTCTTTCCTTTTCTACCAGCCACCTTGGCTGATAGGTTAATTATAACATGGTAGTGGCAGAAAGTAAACCTTACTCGTCGGTAACATCTTCCTCGTCTGGCCACATCTCCGGGCGTAGGGCAAACTCATACTGGTCACCCCTCCAGGAATTTGACCCGAACGAGATGTCTTCCTCCATGAGCTTATTCAGAGATAGAACTGCGGTATGACCTTCAGCCTGGAACATGATTACTAATTTGGTATCTGACTGTTCAGGGTCATCAACGAGAGCTACAGTGAACGGCATCCCACCGATTCCATTTCGATGTGTGTCCATGTCAACAATCTCTAGCTTATCGGCGTTCATGCTTCTCTCTTCCATTCTGGTCGTCTCTTAGAAATCTCATGGGTTGTTAAATCCATCTTGTGTTTGTGTAGCCAATCCTTGGCTACAGTTTCATTGATGAACTCGCCCAGCCATTTTCCTTGTGGGTCAAAAACATTTACAAGATCATACAAGGTGCTCATTGAAAAACCCTATTCGCTGTCTTGACTGGCTGATAACATTCGCTCTTACCAGTCTTAGGTTGTAAGTATCCATAGCGAGCTAATCGAAAGCGTAGAGCTCCATGGGTAACACCAAGACATTTAGCAAGACGGTACAGAGTAACTTTTTCTACCGTGTAAGCTTTCCAGATTAAAGCGCTATACTCTTCAGCTTCAGCTCGGTATTGCTTGTGGTCATATCGAACCTTCTGCGCAAGTGGCTGAAGCTCGAGTAAACGTTCTAGAGTCTCCTTGCTTGGCAAGATCGGGACATGTACTTCCTTAACCTCAACATCCTCAACTGGGAGGGACGGCATAGGGAATTCTCCGGGATTAGCAAGAATGCTAAGAACAAGAGAAGGTTGAGCTGACGATTCGATCTGACGAATACGTTCTCGGGTAAGACCCATCGCATTCGCAACACTTTGTAGTGTCCACTTGTTACAGCGGAGTGCGTACACGTAAGCTGCACGAGTTTCTTTGTCTTTGATTAGACCAAGTTTAACGGTAGCTTCGAACGGCAACACTAAGTGTTGTCTAACTTCTTTTTTTACTATCATTGGGTTCCTTTAGTTAATTGCTAGTGGGTCGCATGTAGGGAGAGTGTGAGTTCTCCAGTCGGTAATAACTGTGTTAAGTACCTGGGCAAGATCTTCCGGTAACTGCGCTGCGATAAGTTGAACGGTAGCAACTACAGTTGCGTTGTCTACGAACATGTCATCGTGCTCAGACTCATTGAACCCGCACACAGTACATAGGTCTCCTCCACCGCTACTCATGCGGCCACCTGAGCTTGACTCTTAACGCGAGCTTGAAGATCTGAAACCATGTGGGCGAGGTGGTGGAATCCTGCGTTTTGGCAAGACGCCTTTTCTCTTCCGAGAGCGCGTAGGATTAGTTCAACATCCTTGTCGGTAAGTTCGATGTTCATATTAAATCGCTTCCTCTCTTGAGAGGACTGCGTTCTTTACGAGCTCAACCACACCATGATTAAATCCACCGATGTTATACTCCATGACTTCATCCATGTCAGGTGCACCTAAATCGTAGCGCTTCCAATCGTAGACTGTAGCGACTGAACCATCTTCAAAGATATGAACCCATTCAACGGTAACCTTGTCACCTGGGTAATAAAAATTAGGCTCACCGAAAGCTGCAGTAAGATCTCGCATAGTAGTAGTAACGTACCCTTTTAGTGATGTTCCATTTGTTATACTCATTTTTTGTCCTTTCGTCGTTGTTGGTACTATTATATCATGTTTACTTGTCGAAGTAAACTATCTCCACAAATTCATTTGCCCAGGCGGTAAGCCCAGCTTCCATCTTGTTTTTATGATGACCGCAGAAGAATAACTCAGCTCCGGAGTTCCCTTTTACTTTCCAGATTGCCTGAGCTGTCTGGCAGGAATCGCAAGGAACCCAACCGTAAGAATCCTTAGGCGCTTCCTCAAGTACTTCTACTTCGTCGGTAATGGCAGACTCCACGTTCTCTCCTTTAGTTGAGTTAATCATACTTGGTTTAGAAATTATTGTTTGGGTCGTACCAACCTTCGCGTGAGTTTTCCTCACCGCATTTACTACACACCCAATTGGCAGTCCATGTAACAGTGTCGTGGGAGTATTCTTCGATGCTAGGAACCTCATAGCAAGCATCGCACTCGTCATTACCGCAGTCCAGCTCTTGAACACCTTCGCTCTCGTCTGCACCGGCAATCTGCCATTCAGACCCAGAGACTCCTGGTGGATAGTTGCTACTCATTAGTTGTTCCGGTGGTTTAAGAAGTCTTCAATCGCACCATGAATCGCATCATTAATGTTGTCGGCAAGTTTGTCGATTTCTTCCTGAGTGAATTCTACCGCGCCTTCTTCATCCATGTAACACCACATATGCTTGAGCTGATCTAAGGTCAGACTTGAGTCGTAGATCACCTGGTCTTCTTGCTCTTCCATTTTCTTCCCTTCGTCGTTTTGTATAAGTTAATTATATCATACTATAGATAGAAAGTACATTACACTGCTAAGTCTTTTAGCATTTGACCCCAGAATGTAAGAGCTACCTGCTCCGCATCTAAGTCCTCGACTTCTCCACTTATCTTTCCATTTTCATCATTCCAAGAATAGCCTGCATCTTTTGCCGTATGCTTTCCAAAAGCTATGTAAGAATCTTTATTTAATTGAATATGAACGTAGCCAGGGTACTCCCACCAAATATCCGTGTCGTAACCAATAGGCTGGTTGTCTTGAAGTGACCGCATGACATCATTTATGTCTGCCTTGTTTTCCATTTCGTGTCCTTTCGTCGTATAGGTTAATTATAACATGTCTCTATTATAAAGTAAAATTAAATGAAAGAAGCTGGCCGCATGGATTGGAATACACGCAGCCAGCTTCAAATCACTGGACAAGACAGTTTGCGCACAAAGAGCCTGATTCGCGCTTCACTTTTTGCGCAGTACCGCATGTCGATTTTGCTATGCGGTTTTAATCCGAACTTCTCTAAGTTAGTATTGCTCTGTCTATTTCCTAAGTCAAGTTACCTTGCGGTAACCGTCAGCTTATCGGGAGTAATGTCCCCATGGGATACCCTTATGCTCCAAGACTTAGTAAGTCCATTGGTACTATTATATCATAGAACTACGAAGTTTATCGGCAAGCTCTTGAAGTTGGAGTTGCCAAGGACGAGGTAAGCTTAAGGTCTCACCCTCATCATCTGTGCCACCGGTAAACACAATGTCACCCATGATAATGTCTGTCATTCCGAAAGACTTTTCCCACATGTGAGTTCCGATTACGTTTGTTGGCAAGCCAATAAGCTTACCTTCCTCGTTACACCAAAGTGAGAGATCATCGCGCAGATCAACAGGTTGTACCCAACCGCCTACCGCACCTTGTAGCTTTTTAAGACTGTCGTCTTCAAGATCTAAGACTTCAGTTGTGAAGTCTGTGTTAATTCGTAGTGCTGTTTTCATGATGTAGCTATCTCCGCTTCTGGAAACCACTTGAGAAATGTTTGAATGAGATGAGTGTAGTCTCCTGAGGTCATCTCTTCGGTAAAGGTTGCAAGCTCATCTTCACGATCCGCACTAATTAAAGCACGCCGACCGGCACCAATGAATGAGAAAGCATTCCCATCGTTAACTGAAATCGTCATGCACTCATCTCCTCTACGAATACGTGTCCTGGTCCATTACCTTCAGGATCTTGTGACGGTACGAATCCAAGCCCGTTGTCGAGAATATAGACTACAGGTATCGAACCTCCAGCTTGTTCCCAACCGAACATATCTAATTCTTCTTTGTTTAGCTCGCGGACCTTAACGATTGTTCGCCCAATGAGCGAACCCCAGGTCTTTTGAATGTATGCGTCGTACTTACTCATCATGTGTCCTTTCGTCGTTTTAGGTGTTCAAGGGCCGCGGTGATCTTCGGCCTATCTTGCCAGAGGTGCCTGCAAAGTATGCACGGCACGTGGACTCGGGCGTCGCATGTTCCGCCTAGTTTAACTAGTGGCTAGCACCCTTGAACAGTTTAATTATATCAGGTGGTGAGGAAGAAGTACAGGGTGCCTCAGCAGAGGCAGACCCCGGACTTTGATGGTGTTGTGAAACAAGTTCCGCAGGTGTTAAGGATTACCTTTGGTTTGTTAGATTGCTTGTGGTGGTTTACCGCACCGATGTTAACAAGTTTTGTTGCCACAGAATAGTAACTGCGACCTAATTGCTTTGCAATGTCCTTAATAGACATCTTGCCAGCTCGAAGAGTTTCCATCGTACGAATCTCTGCTATAGTCCACTCTTCATTTAAGTTGACTGCAGTCTCTAGCGAGAAGCTTTGAGCTCCGCGCATCCAATCTTGTGAGTCCATGTACTTTCCTTCCGTCGTTGTGTATAGTACAATTGTAACATGGTTCTATTATAAAGTACAATACCCTACGGAATTATTTTTTGTTTTCAAACTCCCAGTAGCTTTTAGCCAGCTCATAGAACATTTTCGCAAGACCAGGGGTAACCTCGTATCCGATCTTCTCGCACGAGGAGGCGCAATAACCGTTGTCGATGTCGTCCATTAACTCCGGGTTCTTTACTAGCTCTTCCGAAGAGAAAATGAATCCGGTGTCTGCGAAATCAAAAAATGTATCCATGCCTTCATGGGCAACGTAAACGCTACTCATTAGCCGACCTGGAAATCGTCGCAGTAGCGACATTGGTATGAGTCACCTAGAATTGAGCGTGGGTCATAGTTGTGAATATAGTCATGCTGATCTTGAGTTGCGCAGAATTGAAAATCGCCTCTGCGAATGTAAGTGCGTTGTTTCGTTATCACGGTTGTCCTTTCGTCGTTAGTAGAGCTCACCGGAACTTTTCCATATCCTGTCCCGGAATTGGAAAGGCACGTTCCGGTGAGCTTAGTACTATTATATCAGGCTACCAGTACTTTTGTTCGAATACCGTTACCGTACGGTACGCGTTTTGTAGAGACGCCTTAACGTTATCCATTACCGTTCCTATGGCCAAGCCACCCGATAGCTCTTGAGTCAGTCTGGTAGCTACTGAGACCGTTGCACCTGAGGTACCCAGGCTAACCGCCTTGACTCCGTTTACATCGGTTACCGTCCATCGTCCCATGGCGTATAGGTCTAGGTCCGGGCTGGAGTTCGAGATAAGCATGATGGGGTAAACCCAGCCTTGAATATTCTTAACCGTGTATCGAGTATCCGTTGCCCCTACTGCTATTACCTGTGGGATACAGGCTGGGTAGTGAACTTTCTTTTGATCCGAGCCATTGCCCGTTGATACTACTACCGGCACGTTGACTGAGGCTAGCCCGACGATTTGGTTTTGCAGTTTGGTTTCGATAGGGCATGCCGCTTCTCGATAAGCTCGCCCGAATGAAACGGATACCGCGCCAACGTTTAGCCGTGCCGCATTTGCAGATACCCAGTCGAGAGCAAGTGATAGAGCTTTTGTTGTGTATGTGTTTGCGTGTCCCTTATGAGACATTCCGACAACACGAACGAACACGATCTTTACATCTGGGTTTACCGTTACTGCAACCGACGCCATCTGTGTACCGTGACTCATAGCTTTGTCTTTTACAAGAGTCGGATCTATGTGAGCCGCGCCTGGGCCAACCATACTTGACTTACCGTTTGGGCACAAGCCGTACTCGATGAAGCAAGCTTCTTCGATGACCGCGCTCTTCGCCCAGTCAAGATTTGTGTTGATACCGGAGTCTACAATGACAAGAGTTTTATCGCTTGCCGCATTCGCCGGAGTTGAGATTAAAGCTAAGCCTAAGGCTGCACATATAAGTAGCACTTTAGTTTTCATCGGTTCCTTCTTTCATTATGTCGTTGTGTTTGGTTTTACGTGTATACTTCTTTTTATTAGTAATTGGACGAGCTGCGTTAGAGCGTCGTAGTTCGAGAAGTCTCCGGAGCTCCTCTTTTGATTTTGGTAGTTTCATAATTATGGGACCGGTGTGGCCGGGGACGATCTGACGGAAGGATCCGACCACACCGGAGCTTGTTAGGCAGCCCGCTGCCCAATCTTTGTAAGTGCATTCGCTGCTGCAGAACCAATCTGCACCGCAGCTTCTGCTGGGTCTCGCACGTCTGAAAGAATCACAGTATCCGGACCTGCGATTGAACGAGCGTATCTTCCCTCTTCGAATGGAATCCACAGTACTGCAACTCCAGCTTTTTCGCAAGCGCGAATCCACACTTTAGCTTTTGTTCGCTCATCGTCGGTGTAGCAACCATCGCTAACGATTACAAGTAGACGAGCGCCAGTTCCATTGAGAAGATTTAGAGAACCATCAAGTGCCTTGAACGCCTTATCGAACTTTTCAGTTCCATCAGGAGCAGTGTACACTGTAACTTGATCGAGGTGCTGTCCTGGCTTAAGCGTAGGGAACACGTCCTGTCCGTAGTAAACCATTGCGCACTTACCTTGAACGCGTCGCACAGCTTCTGACATCGCCCAGGCAGTTGCTGCCATAGGCTCCATGGCTGACGCCATTGAACCAGAGATGTCAACCATAACTCCAACGTTAAGCGTTGGGTCATCTGTATGACGACGCACAGTTCTACGCCAAGGCTCTGCATGCATCATAGGATTTACAACTTTGTAAGCTGCTTCCTGAACCATTGCGCGAGTGCGCAAGCGACCTGGAGGTAGAATAGACTTGATTTCCTGCTCATCGCGTTCACGATACTTAGCTTTTTCTAAGAGCTGAGCAATCTTAACTGCTGCTGCGCGCTCTGGGCCAGTAGGGTTACGAGTTTCTTTTACACGAGAGTAAGTCTTTGTGCCGGCTGTTTCACCGGTAGCTTTTGCAAACACCTCGTTAGCAGTTCGCTCATGGTCACGTTGTTGCTTAGCAGCTACACTGCGATTGTCAACAACGTCTTTCCACTCTTCAGCTTGCTCTTGATCTTGAGCTTCATCGTTTACAGAGATAGCAATCTCTTCAGACGCTTCTTCTAAAGCATCTATGACTTCGCCAAGTATTCCATCCATGAGAATTAGAATTCCCTTTTCACCAAGTGGAGCTTCATCGTCACCTTTAGCTTCAGCAAGCTTAGAGATGATAGCGTCCCATTCTTTTGCAAGAACGATTAGATTTGTTGGATCACCGTGTAGCTCATGCTTTTGGAAGCGCAGCCATACGTCACGAAGTTGCGCGTACACTTCTGCGCCAAAGAAGGTAAGGAGAAGATCTTTTATCTCGTACACATCTTCTGCGTCTAATGAACCTGCGTCAACGCGAGCCATAACTAGTCCAGCCATTCGTCCCATTGAACGAGTAGTGGTAGCTTCAGCTAATGATGATTTGATATCTTCAAGAATGATATCCATTGCGCAGGCGCGTAGGAACACTCGATTGTTTGGAAAGTTTTCTACACCGAGAGCTTCGATACGAGTCTCTTCAAGAAGTGTAAGCGCGTCGAACACGTTGCGACTTACCTCTGGATCTTCACTGATCTTTAGAAGATCGTAGCGAGAGTATCGAGCGTGCAGTGCTTCATGAAAGATAGCTCCTGCGCCTCGTGGATAGTTAAATTGAATTGTTCTATTGCGAATGTCGCCAATAGTTTCAGGAGATACTCCTACGCCAAAAGCTACATCCACGTTGACCTCAACTTCAGCCATTGGTGGATTAAAGCATGCAGGCGCTGGTCCTCCAGCTCCTGGGCCAACGTATGCGACGATGTCGCTGCGTCCTGCCCAGGTGTTCACGAGCTCGCCCAATTGGGCGCCAACGCGTAGCCACTCTGGCTGCGTACGTTCTGCTCGGGTCATTGATAACTTAATGTGTCCCATTGTAGTCCTTCCGTCTGTTAGGTACTATTATATCAGGTAAGTGGGGAGAGTGGGGCTCGAACCCACGACGACCGGATTATGAGTCCGGGGCTCTAACCAACTGAGCTATCTCCCCTTGTGAGAACCCTGGGCACCCATACCCAGGGTTCTCTGCGCGAAGGGGATTAGATCTTCGCTGGTCGGCAGTCCTCGCCATATACTCGTGTGAGAACATCCGCAACGACGGGGCGGTCCAACTCTGGAGCAGAGGCGATTAAGTTCGCTACTGCGAACTTTGTGCCGAACGATTTAGAGATGTCACGGAACGCGAGTAGCTCACGCATCTGTGGACACCAACCACATTCGCCAGATGCCTGGCGACGATTTATGTTTTGTGCAACTGTAACGATCTGCGTAGAAGCTCCTAGCTTCTTTGCAAGTGACCAGTCGGTAGTCATCTCAACTTGAATCACGAAGCGAGATAGAAGAGCCTCTGATAAGCGAACTCCAGGTGCATTTGGATTTGTTGCAGCGATGACATAGAATCCGTCCTTCGCCTTAACAGTTCCGCGCTCTGGATTAGCAGTGACTGTGATCTCACGGCGACCGTCCATAAGTCCATAGACTCCTGAAAGAACCTTAGGATCAATAAGACCGATCTCATCGATCAATAGTGGCACACCTTCTTCGGCAGCTTTTAGCAGCGGGCCATCTTCCCACATGAATCCACCTGAAGGAGTTTGAATATATCCACCAATTAAGTCTGAGAGTTCAGTATCGCCTGTACCCATGACTGTGTACATCTCATCGTACGCAGCTTCAACGAGTGCAGTTTTACCGCAACCTGGAGCTCCATAGAGAAGAATAAACTGTTGATCCATACGCGCCTTGCGAAGAACCATGACGTCATCATGCTCTCCCCATTTACGAGAGTGGTACATCTCGCCATTAGGACGAGCGTAGGAATCTTCTCCTACTAGGGCATCTGCAGATAGCACTGGCGCTACTTTCTTAGTTGGGGTTGCTCGATGAGTAACCTTACCCTGAGCGAGAACCAATGAGTCAAGCGCGCCTGAGATCTCTGCGTTGGTAGCTTGAGAGAGAATATGCGTGATAGCATCTGTAGTTCCGGTAGCAATTGAATCAATTGCTGTCTTTACATCTTCTAATACTGTTGACATTTATTTTCCTTTCGTCGTTTGGGTGTGGGTATTAGCTAGAAAAGATTACTTCGCCGAAACCAAGAGTCTTCCGGACTCGTGTAATTCGACCAAGAACTTTGTAGGGAGTCTTGCATAGGCGAATTGTTTCAATATCTTCTGCAGATACCTCCACATAGATTGGAGTCTTGTACATCGTGTAGCCATAGCTTCGAAGTCGATTGAATGTGCTCCCTAACACATCATTGATGCGTGTACCGGACACGGACGTAGCAGTGTCTGTGTACTGCGGATCGTACGTTCCGAATGCATTAAGCGGGAGAGCTGGGAATGACATCGTCTTCCAAGCTTTGCGAGGTCTAGCCTCTGAGATCTGGCGGCGGTAAACCATTGCCGGTACTGCTCGACCAGAAGATGAAACTGCATCTGGAGTTATGATCATTTGGTATGTAGATCCGGTGTTCCGGAGCTCTAGGTATAGAGCCTTTCCTACAACCTTGTCTTTGTCAGCCATTGTTGTCCTTTCGTCGTTTGGGTGGTTATAGTACTATTATATCAGGTAGATGTTAATCTGAACAATCGCAAGCGGCGTAGGGATCGAACGCACAGAATTGGCATCCCATGTACTCTTCGCACTTCTTGCATACGTATCTAAACTGATGTTCATCGCAACAGACGAATAGCTCGTCCATAATGTTGTAAAACTTGTTTTGGTCGATGACTGGCATTACTCCTCCTCATTGAGAGGATAGAGAATGTTTCCAAGGTCAATGCCCATTCCGGT